ATGAACCAGGTTGACAAGTTCAAGAAGCTCTCATCGGCCGCCAGCCTTTGCAATAAGAACCTTTCGCTGATCGCCAAGAAACTGAATAATGGGGAAGGGCTAAATCACTCAATGAACTTCCACTGCTCTCGCCATTCCTTTGCGGTGCTGTCACTCTCAAGGGGCACCCGGATCGAGTACGTATCAAAGTTGATGGGGCACAAGGATATTAAGGTCACCCAGATATACGCCAAGCTAATCAACGAGGATTTGGACAAGGCATTGGATAATGCTTTTGGAAGTTGAAGTTAGAACAAGATTACTTACTGGGGGCCTCAAAGCCCCTTTACTTTTTACGGCCTAATAGTTTGGGTCTAAGTACTCTTCGAAGGACATCTCCCCCTCCTGCTTAATGTACGTCCTACGCATCTGCCCCATGAATTTGATGGAAGACTTTAATCTGGACAGGGCCGCCGCCTTGTCTCGGTTGTCTGCCTCAATGGTCAGCGTCTCTTCAGCATAGTCCAGGTGCATTCCAAAGGGGGAGGTGCCTGTTTCGCGCACCACCTTCACATAATAAGTTGCCATGCTCTAGTTCATTTGGATTAAGTGAATATAGCCAAATCCGGGACGTCGCGGAATGCTGCGCAGCATAATACACCCTTTTGCACGAAGGGCGAGGGCCTTTCAATGTCCTCAAAAATGTTCGCCGGGGTGTAGATAGAGTTCGCAGGCTAACCGGAGGTGTTCGCAGAGTAATTTACTAAGGGTCAGCAGGTTGCGCTATATTTATATCATCAAATCAAACACAAATACACAAAATCATGGAAAACACTGAGATTCCTCGCCTCCCTTACCACCCGTGTAGAAACCTTGGAAGCCGCCCTCCAGGCTGTCATGCAGAAGCTCGGCACCAAGCCCCGCGCCACCAAAGAATTTACTCCTGAAGAAGCTGAAGCCCGTCGCCTTAAGATCAACGAGGCCAGCCGCATTAGCAAGTTGAAGCAGCGCGCGAATGCGGCTGGCTTTGGGGACGACATTGCCGCTTACCAGGCTCACATGGCCACAAAGCGGAACAAGCTGGTTGGGCTGCTTGTACAGTCTGCCGACGAGACGCCTTCCGAGCCAAAGCCAGCTAGCCGGACGATTGTGGAATTTGACGACATCTTGTCCGACGAACCCACCTCCGCGGAAGCTTCCCAAGAGCGCAATGAAACTGACAATCTCCCTTCCGCGGCAGAAAATCAGCCCGATGTGGCGGCCGACCCAACCCCTGCCGAGCCGGTTACTGCAAAGAATCGGAAGAAGAAGTAGTCAGTAGCGGTTTAGCATTTTCGCTTGGCAGCGGCCTTTGAAGCAGAATTTGCGCTCAATCCAAAAAACTTGAAAGTGGAACTGCCACCACCCTCCTAAGGACGTCCGAAGGCTACCAATCACGGTAGCCTTTCTTTTTTTGGCAAAAAAGGGTGACCCCACAAGAGTCACCCTTTCCGACGTTCCTTTAAACAAATTACACTTATACATGCTAACCATCTATGTATAAAGAACAAAGCCGCCCTCAAAGAAGGCGGCCTGTCCAATCTACAAAATCATTTCCTTATGAATTACATCCGTATTTATCGCACGGACATGTTCTTGTTTTGAGTGATTATTGCAGCAATATGTCCGAGTAGGGCACGCCTTTTTGCAACAGTTTTTCCCTAAGGTCAACGTCGGTGTAGTTCTTCTCGATCTTGACCTTGCCCTCAGGCGTCAGGCGGATAGAAACCACTGTTTCAAGCACCTCCTTGCCCTCGTCCGTACCGAGAGCCAGCAGCATGAAGCGGCCTTTTGCCACACTGGCAACCAGAATGTTCTCGATGTCCTGAAAGGTAAGAGGGCCTTCTAACGGCTTTAGCACGTCTTTGACGGCCTCAGTGTAGTCTACTTTTACTGACGTTTCCATTCGATTGCTGTGTTATTTGGATTAAAAATAAGAAGATTTACCTTATAAAGTTCAACCATATTTTGGATGAAAGGGGAGGCAAAGTACTCGGCGTAGGTCGTTTCGGGCACTGCCAAGTACAGCACGTGGTCGGGTGCTCTCTTGGCTAGCAACGCCTTGTAGTTGAGGTACTGCCCGAGAGCAAGGTGCCAGTCCTGCATGAAGTTGCCCAAGAAGCTCTTCACCTCGACGGCTATCATCTGCCCGTCCTTCTCTCCCCGGAGGTCAATAAAGAATTGGTGCCCGTCTTCCCGCATTGCGACCCCCTTGGCGTCCAGCTTCCAGCCGTCCTTTCGGAGCGCCTTCTTTACCTGGGGAAGTACCTTGTCGTCAGCCATTTTCGTATCGTTATATGGTGAATATAGTGTAAAAACGACACGAAGTACACTCAAAACGACCTTATTTACTACGTCCCGATACGCAGCATTTGTGGCTATCCATAAATGACAATGGCACCTGTGTAAAAGGTGCCATTGGTACGAGTTAGCCTCAGTCCTGTTCCTTACCTATATTGTAAAGGAAGTACCTTCTAAATTAGCTGTTTCGACTATTTCCATAAACTCCGGCATGGGCTCGATCTTCAGTATCAGCGGCTCGTCTTTGTCATAGTATGCAAAGATGCGGAACTCGCTTTGGTGCTGGTAGCCAAGCATGGGTTTGTCGAATACGTATAACTTGCCGCTGTAAGTAGTATGGTCGTAGTAGTGGACTGGCTTTCTCTCGTATTTTATCCCTCTGGCTTTCAACGCCTGCTCTACCCTTTGCAGAAAAAGCTCCGGCTTGGTTATCACTAGAAAGTGATCCCCTAGTTCCGCGTTCTTTAGGTCCAGGGTATACTTTTCTTCCAGCATTTGCTTTGTGATAACCATTAGCGAATAGATGTTTCCCCGCAGGTTTGAGTCGAATGTGCGCATTTGCACGACGTTCTGGTTTTCGTTAGTGACTTCGTAGGTTTCGCCGTTCACGGTGAATCTAAAATAGCCGCCTTGCTTTATTTCCTTCGTTCCCTCGCTCGGGTCTTGCTTTTGCGTATTCTGTTCCACATCCCTGAAGTATTGCAGTGTATTCATAAAGACGGTGCCGTTGTCCCGTAGGTCTTCAAGGTATTGGCGTGGGTTGAATTTGACGAAAAAGCTAATGTCGATTTTCTCTTCCATGTGTTCCATGATGTCAATATAAACGAAAAGCGGCTTCCTGGCTAGCGTTGATAGTATGCGCCATTGGCCGGAGCGGCGTTAGTCGGCACGGCCATATATAGGTCATGAAGCACCACATTTTAGCCATTGCCATTCTGTTCTGCACCGCCTGCTCCGCCACCAAGACCACCAAATTCATCGAGCATAAGGACCGCCTCGTCATTGTCAACGAGGCCGGCCAAACCATGTACGACGGGCCCTTCCAGAAAGTCCGGCTGAAGAAGGGCAAGTACCGGGTGGAGTCGCTGGCGTCCGAGCACCGGGTCCGGCAGATTGTTGTGAAGTGAAAAACACCCGCTGTCCGTACCAGCGGGTGTGATTCACTAGAAAAAAACGATCCGGGTGTCTAAGCCGGACTAGATTTGTACACCCGCGGCGAGCGTTTGTTTTGCGCAGCTTGACTACAGCTCTATTCGCTGCTGTTCCTTAATGTTGCTAAGCCACGTGTTGCAGAACGCCACCAACGAGTTGTACTGGCGCATGTCTCGGATTACCAGCTTACCTTCCTCCACTACCGCCGCTTCGGTGTACGCCCCTGCCAAGTCCTGCTGAAATTCCAATGGAGACACTCCATTTTCGCCGTCCAGGAAGGTAAGATCGGGATCACGGCACAGGTCGCCGTTGACCGGCCCGGCCCAGTGGGTGAGTGCGTAAATCTTCCCCACTTTCGTCTCGTAGATGAATTCCACCGACAGGGCCATGAAGGCGCCTGGTGCGTTGTCGATCTTCACGTGGTCCTGATCCTTCAAGTGCGCGATTACTTTGTGGAAGATGGCTTCCGCTTCCTTACTCAAGTATTTCATGATTATAATATGTTGATAATCATGAATTTAGCTGTAACCGGGGGCCTTATAAACTCAAAATAATCTAAAAAGGTGCGCAGCAAAAAAGGCCAGCTCTGGTTGGAGCTGGCCTCTTCTTATGACTCAATATTTCACTAGGCTAATTATCCCTTTGATTTGAAGCCAATACGCTCACGGCTCTTGTCTAGCCTTGGCACTGCCATCAGCAGAAAGTTAGTCTGGCTAATATGTTGGATCAGCTTCATTGGGCGATTGTCTGACGTCACGCCATGAAATACCATCAATAGCGGATCAATATAATCCATGTCAGTGACGTGCAATGTGATCGTTTCCCCAAAGCTAACAAGGCGTATTCCTACCTCTTCTTCTGCAGTCAGCCCATTTTCAAAGTTGATAATGGCTTCTTCAAGCTTTTGGTAGATGTCGCTGGCTCTGTCTTCCCTGGTAATTGATTTTCTAACACCTTCTAACTGTTCTGACAGTCCATAACCGGTTTGTTCTGCCGACCAATAATTTGTGCTAACGAAGGTAGCAGGTGTTACTTTGCCTGATAGTTCAGCCAATGTCTGCTGCTGCTTATGGCTTCTATTGTGATTTTCCATTAGTGTTCAGTATTGAACACTAATTTACCATACCGTTTCCCGCTGGCACATAGTGTTCTTGCCTAAACCTTACTCATGTCTTGTTTATACCCATTCATAAAACCAGCCCGTAACAGCGGGCTCGGGGAGAGTTTTAGAGCGGCTACCACTTTGCTGCCTCGGCCAGGAAGTCATCAAACGCTTTGCTAATGTCGTCCATGGGCTTCACCGGTGCCTTGTACAGAGTCCGTTCCAGTAGCTCCGGGTGTTTCGCCACATCAGCGCGAAGCTTATTTAAAGCGTCCCTGGTGGCCACCATACTCGCCTCGAAGCGGGTCTTCATTTCGGCTTTAAACTCGGCGTCATCCACCATCTTTAGCTGCTCCTGCTGCTGCTGGTATATTCTTTCAGATGCTGTTGTCATGTGCTCCACTTTGATTTGTGCCGTTATTTTAAGGTCTTTAATGAGCTGCTTGAACTTGTTTTCGATTGTAAGGGCGTCTTCGGCACGGACCAGCACCGAGTCGTGAATGGTGAGCACGGGAATCAGTTTCTGGTACAGCCAGTGCGCCAGTTGCCGGATGACCAGTTGGCTTTCTAGCAGTTGCATCTGGATCGGGAAGTTGCGGTAGTTCTTAGCCTTCATATGAGCAATGAACTCGAACACGTTGGGGAACTCCTTTCTAAATGCTTTGCCCTCTTTGCTGTTTGCCATCACCTTCACCTCACAGTACAGAATGGTGGCGAAGAACTTGTCTTTGAACCAGCGACGCTGTCTTTGGTCGAGGGGCCTGCCGTATATGACCTGGTGCAGTTGCTCGTACGCCTTCCCCGACTGGCACATTGCCATCCAGCGTCGGACATCCGGTGGCATAGGCTGCTGGCGCTCGCGGTAGTAATGGCGGATGGAAAGGCAGGAGAACAGAAGCTGCGAATTTTTCAAGTCGATGTTCACCAGATCGGCACAACCGTCCAGGCTGAGGAACTGTCGGAATTCGCTCCACAGGTTGGTGATGTTGGTGTGCACTCGCTGGCCTACCCCGTCGCGGGTGAAGAAGAACTGCCCGGTCTGTATCTTGTGCAGGGAGATGAACTTGGTCTTCACGGTGTTCCGTATCGAGTCGTCCAAGTCCTCAATGGCATGCATAACCTGGTCAAACCCCCAGTCATGTTCAGGGTTCAGGTACGGTTTAATTGTAGATAAGGTATAAATTAAATCATTACTATAGAACATGTATGTCAATGCATCCTCATACCTAATCGTTACCTTCCCGACCTGTTGCCAAAGGAATCTCTCAGTGTCATTCATTCTCTGCCAGTTCTTCTCCGCCAGTTTCAGCACGAATTTCGAGTCCTGGTTGTACACGCACACCGCTCGTTCGTTCATGTACTCTTCCTTGAGCCTATATCCCTTCGATTCGACATTCACCTGGTACTTGCCGTCGCACTCGATAATGTCGTGGTCCAGTAGAAAGTTGATGATCTGCCGATCGTAAGGGCAGCCAAACAGACTAGCCAATATCCGGCTGTTTAACGCCTTGTAACTCTTTGCAGTGGCAGACCGGTCATAGATGGGGTTGTTGAACAGCAGGTCCAGCAGGTAGCAGGTTTTGTCGTAGTGCGTGGGCTTCGCCAGGATCGCGTACTTGCCAGAGTTCTGCAAAGATTCTTGCAAGTTCTTCAGTGAGGCGGGAATGTTGAAGTTGCGGAGGCGCAGCTCCACAGCCTCGCGTTTTTTTCGTGGCATGGTGAATCATCGGTTTTGTTTGGTCTGCGGCTGTGCTGTTTGGCTTAAAAAGTAAGAACCGGGTTCGCGGGCCCGGTTCTCAAAGACCAAACAACATGCAGAATGAGTGCATGCCGCACATTATCTATTATAAGAGGTAAGGCAGGCTTTGTTTAAGAAGGCAGCGGAGGCAGAAAGGGAACAGCAAGGTAAGGAAGAGATTATAACAACCATTTTAATGGAATTAATACGTCTTATGTGCAATTAAACCGTACCTGGAGACCCTTTATCAAAGGGAAGGTCTGACTGCCGCCGCGGTAAGAGAACCCGGAGCCAGAAGCCCCGGGTTCAATTATGAACAAAGCATTCAAACTATGCACTGGGCTCCCTACCTTAAAGGGACCCGGTATCTTTAGCCATCCGCTGGCCCTTTAAGGTCCGTACCAAATGTCTCATCCGGGTCAGGCTTGAAGGTCCTGGGCTGGCTCTTATCGACCAGAGCGTCCAAGGAAGACATGTGGCTCTGTTCCTCTGGTGTCTCGATGATGAACTCGTATTGGTATTCCATCATTATATCCCCGTACCACTTTAAGGAAAGCGTTCGCGGGTCGTCGCCTTCACATGGGGAGCACTTGTGGCGGAACCGCACGTTCAGATAGATGCTGTAGTTTGGCTCCGGACCCAGGCCAAACAAATCCTGTTCCAGTACAGCACCGTCCCCTTTGCCATCGTGCACATCGTCGTAATTCCGAATAACGTACTCGAACACCACCATCTCCGCTGCGTAGAGGAGAAACTCCTCCACTTCACCGCTCGGCGGCAGGTCTATTTGTTCATCGCTGATCCCGTGCTGGATGTCCACTAAATCGAAGCGGAGCCGGTTGAAATATTCGGCCACCCAGATCAGCCCGCTTTTGTGGCAGGCCAGGTTGTGCGCACATTCTTGGCGGTATTGTTCTTCCTCGTCAGGGCCGTAGTCATAATTAGGATCGGCTTCCTCGTACCAGTTATCGTCTGAAGGCTCCCGCGGGTTTAATTCGGCCGCCAGCTGTTCAAACAAATGGTGCTCCAGCATGGTCATTTCACGGACCCATTTATCGTATTCGCGCGTTATTTTTTCGGATAGCTTGGTTTCTGTGGTTGGCTCCACATTCCACCCCATCTTGCTACGGGCTTCCCATGCCTCCTTGTTTTCTACAATCCGCCGCTTGAACTCCGCCGTCATTTCCGCAGGGTAAGGGTGTTCCTCCAAGAAGTCCATCAGCACCGTGGCTATGGCGCATTCGAACATTTCCCACTTCCGTTCGCTGAATCCGCAGTAGAATTTCCCATAGCCGTTCTGCATGTAGCCGGGCATGTCCTTGTACAGGTTGAAGATCTCGATGGCCTTCTCGTACCAGGAGATGTGAAGAAAGTCGTCTTTGTACCGTTCTCTTTGTTCAGGTGTCATAATTGTTTTTTATTTTTCCAATAACACACTGACTTACCGCGTACCGGTTTCCCGCAGAAGGTCTGTGACCTGCGTGGCCAGTGACCCAAATAGGAAGGGCAGCGCCTCTTTCATTTCTTCTAGCGTTTGCAGCTGCTGCTGTTCGTCCCCGGCAATTATTCGGTCTCGGTACTTTTGCATCATGACCCGGCAGTAGCGCAAGCTGCGCATCATGGCTACCATCCTGCGGCGTACCACTGTGGTTTCTTCTTGCCCAAAGAAACCCCCTTCTAAGCGGTACGCCGAGTCGTCTTCTAAGTAAACACGTAGGTCAGCCCTGGCGGTGTTCCGGTTCAGGTGCTGGTCCAACGCGGATACGTGAGCCCTTTCTTCCTGAGTCTCAATGATGTACTCACCGTAGCATTCACCATAGCCATCATAATTGATGGACACCACCGCCAGCGTTCTCTCGTCGAGTTCTCCTGAACCCAATAAGCGCTTCCTGCATCTCATTTCGACGTACTCAACAATCCCAGGTGACTTCTTCAGCGGGGTGGTAAACATGTCTTGATCCACAATGTCACCTTTCGCATTTGCTTCGTAGTACTGGAAGAGTCTCATCTCTTCGCAGTCGTGAATGAACGCAATCTGATCGTTCGTAAGGTCGATGTCTGTGGGCTGGTCCGGTTCAAGTATGTAGCGATAGCTGTACAGGAACCCAGCGTGCGAAATGATTTTTGTATTCATGGCCTTAAAAAATTAAGGCTGCAATGGTCGGCATTGGGGCCGGGATCCCCAAACGTGGGTGCGAGGAATTCATGTAATATTTTGGGCGCGCGGCAATTCGAACGGCCGTACAGGGGTCCGATTATAGCTACAATAAGCCTTTGTAATTCCCTGAGCCCCTTATTTTAAGGCTAGAGTTGTGATATTCATATCATTCTCATATAAAAAAAATTTTTTTATCCAAATTTTGGCAGGGGGGTAGTAATAAAATAGATGATTATGTCATAAAAATTACCTTCGAGCCCACTCCACTCGCCTACGAATCTACAGGTCTTGGTCGGCCGATATATAACAGCAGAAAATATAAGGGAACAACAATGCAATTCATATTAGGCATGCTGCTGGGCGCTGCAATAGTTGGTGCCGCCGCAGTTCTGGGCTGGAGGTGCTTTGGCAAAGTACTGCCAAAGCCTCGGACCGACATGGACCCCGTTACGCTGGAAGACATCAAGAACTTTCTTGAGTACGCGGGCCCGGACTCGCTTAGCTACGTCCGGCAGCCTGACGGAGTGATCCACATATTGATGGTAGATGGAAACGCTTACGACAACGCAACCTACTGGCCCGAGCAAAACACGCGCTACAACTAATGTACAAGCCTTGAATGAAAAGCTACAAAATACCTAGTTGTAGGTATTGGCAGTGTTTGCACCATTTAATAGGTTGCGCCCAGACTTCATCAAAAACCATTTATGAAAAAACTGCTACCTCTGTTGCTTCTATTATGCCTTGTTCAATCTTCACTCGCGCAATTCACTGTACAGCCAAATCAGTACAGATTTAAGTACACGGTACCAGGAGGGGTGGCCAAATATCTTGACATAGACACTATTATCACTGTTACAAGTGAAACACTTAGGGCTGGAACGATTATAGAAAGAAAAGCAGAATTACAAAGTAGTAATGGCATTATTAGTGTCTCCATTCATGAACGTTTGCCTAAAGACTCGGTGGTGCGAGTTTCGAAAACGGAGTACAGAAAGACTGTCAGGACCCACCCAGATGTGTTTTATTCAGGTATTAAACAAGTAAAGGACACAGTATTCTTCAACCCGTGGATAGGCAACAGCACCAATAGGTCGAGGACATACTTCTACAAGTTGATTAATAGAGGACGGCCAATTACATTCAAGTTTTCAACTTTTGAAGTAGGAGCGATGACAATCCCCTTTAAATACCGATTTAGTTATAAGAAAGGGGGTAGAACCGTTCCCGACGAGTTTGTGCCTAACTTCAACGCCGGTGTTTTGCTTAGCCAAACATGGGGTGAGCAAACCTTCTTTTATTGGAAGAATCAGGAAGATAGAAGTCCTAAAACCCGTAAAGTTAAATCAATTGGGCTTTTTTTAGGCATATCAACGACAAAGCTCGATTCAGCAAATACGAGCTTAGCTACTGAGTATCTAAAGTATGAAAAGACAGTTGCAATGTTCTCCACAGGATTGGGCTATATGAAAAAACGGGCGGGCGTAAGTGCTGGCCTTTTTTTCGGGCTAGATTTCCCGGTGGGTGATGCAGGGCGTAAATGGAATTATCGAGATAGACCGTGGTTTGGTTTTGGATTTGGATATGACATTCCTATGCTTGCTGCCTTTAAACAATAACTTATTGAAACACGCCATATTTTATAACCGCAGAGCACCCTTTATCGGGTGCTCTTTTCATTTAAAGTATTCAAGATCAGTTTGGCGTACCAAGCTAAAATATCTGAAGCTCACGAGTTAATATATAATGCCACCTGTTCTTTACAGGGAAAATACAAGAAACCAGTATGCCACAATATGTAAAAGGAGAATCCGGCAATCCAGCCGGACGTCCCCCCGGCTCGAAGAACAAAGTAAAAAGAGACATTCTTGAGCGCCTAGGCGAATGGACAACAGAACGCTTAGAACGCTATCTCTCAGCTATTGACAATTCTGATGACGAGGGATTTAAAAAGGGCTTTGAGACGGTAATGAAGAAAATAGTCCCTGATGTACGCGGGGAGCAGGAGGACTTTGAGGAGGACACCGAGGGCGGCACCACTGTTATCCGCAAAACAGTCATCATCCGCGCTGACTATTAAAATACTTTCACCATGACTTGCATAAACCAGAATAGACCGTCGAGGAAATCCAGTTCATTCTCTCGAAGCCACAGTATGACGTACTAAACTCCACCAAGCAGGTAACACTTTTTTTGGCCGGCCAGGGAAGTGGCAAATCGGCTGTGGCAGGAGCCATTTCCGCCATCCTTGTTGAGAAGTTTTCGCTCGTCCGCGGCCTGATCGCTGCTAATACTCACGAGCAGTTGAACAAGGCCACGCTTAACCGTATCCGTGACATCTGGAAAACATATTTCGGCCTGACCGAGTGGACGCCTGATAATCTGTCCGGCGACTATGTGATCGACAAACGGCCACCAAAGGGTTTTATAACAACCCATCATTCTTACAAGAGCTATCACAACATCATATCCTTCCGCAACGGCGCCATCATCTACATCGGCTCACTCGAAAACTATACTGCTCTTGATGGTATAGAGGTTGCCTGGTGCATCTGCGACGAAACTAAGGATACCAGGCCGGAAGCCATAACCGAGGTAGTGTTAGGTCGTTTGCGTCAGCCCGGCATTTATATCAAAAACGGTGAACTATCCGACGACCCGACTGGGGAGCCGCATACTCCCGTTTGGTTCCTTACGTCCCTGCTAAATCTCCGTGGCTGAACCAGTTCTTCAAGCTGGACCAGTTCGTGGCTGAGATTGACTCCAGCATTTACTCGGAAACCGACTACTTCTATAGGGAGTTTGACAATAAGCTGGTCACCATCTCGTCCACCTATCACAACCAACGGAACTTGCCCAAGAACTATATTAGCAATCAGAAGAACAATTTGCACAAGGACTTGCAGAAGATGTTGCTCTACGGGAACCCGTTCTCGAAGTCCGGCGGTGAATTTTATAAGTGCTTTGACCGACAGTTACACGTCCGGCGCACTGAGTACGACCCATATAAGCCTATCATTATGTCCTGGGACTTCAACGTCCGGCCTTACAACACCTGCACCCTATGGCAAAAGACCGGGAACCTTGAACTATCACAGATTGATGAAATATGCCTGGAGTGGCCCCACAACACGCCGGAAGCAATGTGCAGCGAGTTCCGAAAAAGGTATTCAAAGACTGAACACTATTCCAAGCTCATCATTTACGGGGACCACAACGGCTTCAATGATGATTCAAAGGGTACCATGAACTGGTATGCACAGATTGAAAAGTTCCTGCGCGATTACCGACCGGATAACTGCGTGAAGCCTAATGAGCAAGTGGTTGAACGCGGAAACTTCATCAACTCCGTCTTTGAAAAAAACTTTGAAGGCGTCACGCTTTGGATTGGCGAAAACTGCCCCAACACCATCAACGATCTGCTATACCTGAAAGAGAAAGAAGACGGCGACAAACTGAAGGAGTTGGTCAAGGACAAGGAGCGGGGCGGCAGTTATCAGAAGTGGGGCCACTGTTCAGACACCCTTGATTACGTGATAACGGGAGTATTCGAAGACGAGTACTACTTGTTCAAGACCGGCGGCTACCTCTTCAGATACGACTCCACCACCGAAAAGCTAAAGTCCTCCAACACTTTTACCTACGGCACCAACCCGTTCGGCTTCTGAGAAAATCATATATAGTGCATGTACCTAGAACAACGAGACTACAACACATCCATAGCACCCCACGAGCTGGAGATTATCACGGCTGATAACGTATTCGCCATTACCGATGCGGAGGAGACGGCAGTAGGCGTAATCTCCAGCTACTTGCGTTCCAATTACGACCTGCCCAAAGTATTCCGTCCCATCACCAAGTGGGATGAGGCAATCGCCTACAAAGAAGGCGACAGGATAATCTTCACTATCAACGAGCAAGACGTTCTGTTCTACGCCAAGGCAGAGAATACCGGCAAAACGCCAGGTACTGATACCGAGTGGCAGCGCGGTAATAACATGGACCCGGTAATCAAAATGAGGCTGTTGGATGTCACTCTTTACCTCCTCCACAAGAAGTGCTCCCTGGTGACGCTGCCTGACAAGATCGCCATTGCCTATGAGGAGGCGATTACCTGGCTGAAGGCAGTGAACAACGGGATAATAGATGCCGGGCTACCAGCCAAACCGATTACAATCCCCTCCACCGAGCCGGGAGACCAGGCAGGACAAAGCGTGTTGTACACGTCCAGGCCCCGCAGAAAACGCACAATATCATCTAATGGGATTATACAATACAATCGTGGCCGCCTTCAAGCCCAAGAAGGCGCAGAATAACGAACAGCCGCAGGATTTCACCGCAGTAGGTAAGGACCAGCTCTACCGTGCGAAGACCGACATTGATACCTTCAACGCTGCCTTGCAGTTGGCCGAGGACATCCACAATCCAAACCGTAAAATGCTTTACGAGGTGTACAACCAAGTTATCCAGCACGGTGATTTGTCAGCGGCAATGGACACCCGTTCCAAGAGGGTTTTACTGAAGAAATTTGAATTGGTTGATGATTCTGGCACTGAGCCAAAGGTACACGAGGAGGCGACGAACATATTCAACAAACGTTGGTTCCGCGACTTTGTAAAGCACGCACACGAAACCATCTACTTTGGGCACACCCTCCTGCAATTGGACCCAATCGGTGCGGACGGTGCCCCAACAGCAGTGAAGCTGATACCCCGCCACCACGTCAACCCTCACACCAAGAAGGTATTGTTCACCTCCTACCACCCGGACGGCATCCCTTACAATGAGGGGAGGGCATTGGATTGGTTGATTGAGGTATGTGAATCAGAGAAGTCGCTTGGCTTGCTGATGAAATGTGCGCCTTATGCCATTTGGAACCTGATCGGCACACAAACCTGGTCGGAGTTTGCTGAAATCTACGGCGCACCTCGTACCATCGTTTACACCAAGTCGGACAAAAACAAGCTCGGCATTTTTCAGGCCCTTTCACAAATGGGTTCCTTCGGCCACCTTATCCTCAATGCGGAGGACAGAGCCGAATTCATGGAAGCCCAAACCGCACAAGGCAAGACCGTGTTTGAGTCCCTTTGTGATTACTGCGATTACAAGATTGCAAGGATTCTCTTAGGGCAGACAATGACCATGTACGACGGTGCAAGCCGCGCACAGGGTGAGGTACACATGGAAGTGCTGGACAACATCACCTCCGCTGATTTGGTGGCAATGGCTGACATTGTAAACAACAAGCTCCTGCCCATCCTCGCCAAGAAGCTGCCTTACTTGAACGGCCTCCGCTTCCGATATGTGGACGAGATTAACCGCGAGGCGCAGATGAACCTCGACAAAGAAGTTATGAAGCAATGGCTGCTGGACCCGGGATACATTAAAAAGACGTACGGTACACTGGTTTTGAAACCGCTGGCACAGTCAGTCTCCACTGACAAGGAAACGCCAGAACAAAAGAAGGATATATAACAATGAAACCATTCAATAAGAACAAGTTGAGGTTATTGATGGCTAAGCTCCCGCAGAAGATTGGCAAGATAGCGCTGGCCCACGTGATGCGAAACTTCAGCCTGCAAGGTTTCCAGGACAAGGTGGTAGAAAAGTGGAAAAAGCCTGCCAACCCTACCGGCAGGAAGATATTGATTGATACGGGCAGGATGAAAGCCGGCTTCAAAATAATAACCGCCGGTCTTCTCGTCAAGATTTACAACCTAGTACCCTACGCTGTTTTCCACAACAAAGGGCCTCCAAACTGCCCAACGTAAAATGATTGGCGATTCGGCCAAACTGAAAAGACGATGTGTCCAGAATGGTAAAAAAGAAATTATCAAGGCGATTAAGCGATGACGTTGTACAACATCTATACATCAATTGTGGCGAGGTTGAAGGCCAAGGTTCCTGCAATCAAAAAGTACGAATTGTGGAACAACCAGACCACCGATGAGAACTGGGCGAAACAGAATAATCAGATATATCCCTGCGTATTCGTGGAATGGTCGCCGGTCACTTATACCAATGGCTCCAACGGTGTACAGAACGCAAAGCTAGAAGTTACAGTGCATGTCATCTCGAAAGCGTTTGACAGTAAGGAGGAACAGGCATACTTGTTAGACGAGGAGGTTGTTCTGGCCTTGCACAACTACAATGATGAATTCTATGAACCGCTGATCCGCGTCACTAGCACGCCAGACCAGAATTACGGCACGATGAAGGACTTTACCACCGTGTTCCAAACCGGATTTCTTGACACCTCCACTCACGTTGATAACAACCTGATTGACGTACCGGCCAAGCCTGCGCTTGTGATGGACTTGGTTATTGATGAGCCGCAGTTCATCCGAACCGGCAAACGAGTAAAAATTGACTGATTATCATGGCAACAAGCCTTCAAACTATTAAAGATTCCATTGACGCCGAGAAAGCCAAGTACCCAGAACTGGACGGGCTTACCAATTCACCCTCCGGCGTGAGCAAGTGGAAGATGTTCCGCGATACAATAGCAATGAATATTTTCCTCCACGAGTTGCAAGTTGACATTCTAAAGGTGGAACTCGAAAGGATTGCCGAATGAAGCGGTTCCCGGTACCCACGCATGGTATCAGCGCCGGATGTTAGCTTTCCAATTTGGTTCGGTTATTCGCGTTTCAACCGATGGGCAGGCCAAGTACGACATCATCAAGCCAGAGCAGCAGGACATCAAGCGTTGTTCCGTAAAGGACACAACCGACGGGGCTCGTATGGTGATTAAAGTTGCCGGAGAGACAGGCCCGTTGACTGCCGAACAGTTGGCTGCTGCAAAATCCTACCTTGATGCAATCAAATTTGGCGGTGTTCCTGCCCGTTTGGTTTCTCTCCAGCCGGACCGAATCCAGACCGACATTGAAATTTACTTTGACGGTCAGTACGTGGAGTCGGAGGTGAAGCAAGGTGTGATTGATGCCTTGAATAACTTCTTCGCAACGCTGCCCTTTGATGGCGTTATCCTCATCTCGAAACTGGAAGACGCATTGCAGAGCGTTCCAGGCGTGAAAGACTACAAGATTAACTACATCAAGGGCCGGGCCGAGCAGGTGCTTGCTACTAGTCCGAGCATCAAGAAGATAGAGCGCTTGTACGAGACAGTCGCCGGCTATTGCATTTTGGAAGACACACCGGGCCTAACGGTGGAGGAGCTGATAAAAATGTACGTCTATTAATCCATGATCTATGATATAGACTTCAATAAAACATCGGAAGATTTCATTGCTCCTGGTAAGAGGTTTCCTGTAATTCAGGCAATCCTTTCCATGTTGAACAAGCCATTGCAGGATTTCCATTACTCCACTATGATCCTGTATCGCAATGATGTCCTGAAGCGTACCCGTTATAACTCACAGAAGATTGTGATGGAGGAAATCCTTAACTCGGTTTTCGGTATTACCTCCGGCCCAAGGATCTACCTGGACTCCACCGACAACAATAAAGACCCTCTATTTTTCTATAAATACACTGAAAACCTGAACAAGCAGTATTTCAGTAAGGCAAGACCGAAGTACTTCAGCAAGTACAAGGAGTACCGGCCGGACTTCGATTTAGTTATTAACGTGCCAGTTGCCTATACACCGTTGGTTCGCCAGATACGGGCGTTTTCAGCCAAGCTGATTGTAGCAGGTATTAGGTACACCGTAGTGACCTACTAAAAAATATTGTATGCTTAAATGCGCAGAATTATAACCCCCGTTCAAGATGGCGGTATCCCAATTGACAATGACGATCTAATTTCAATGCAAACTTGGCCCTGTGCCTTTGCAAGAGACATTGAAGGGCTTGGACAAACCGATGGTTTTGTCTGGCTGTGAAGTGTCCAATATCAATACGACTAACTCTACTTTGACCATCGCACCCGGCTACGTGTATGTTGGCGGTACGGTGATGTCTTTTTCAGGCTATTCCGGTGGCTATCCAGTAAGAATCAGACAAGGTACACCCGTGGTAGAACAACGAGTATTTGAGGACGGTTTTACCAAGCCTGCATTTGAAACGCCCGTTGCTACTACCACTACGGCAAACACTGCTGACACCATCTTGTTTGACCCTCAAACGGTGCAGACTTTCGCTCAGCTACTACGTGACAAGGCTCAAAACGTCATACAGCTCGACGCCTCTACAGACGTCCATACCCTCCGCCGCAGTGGTGATTTCGCCATTCACAACGCTGTAAATGGTCCTACGAATAACTGGTGTTACTACTCCGTCAAATTCTTTGATACTAATCCAAACAACTTGTATGGGAAGATCATCGCCTATGACTTTTTTACCGGTCAGGTCTGGACTAAAACCTGCGCAAGTGGTGGTTGGAGTGCTTGGAGTAGACTTGCCTCAACTGCCGAGCTATCCCAGGAAGCCACCAACCGCGAAACGCAGGACAACAATTTGAATGCCCGGATTGATACCCTGGTTTCATGGCACAACGACCAGCAGAATTCCATCAATTGGTTGAATGCTAATAAGGCCGCTAATGTTGAGGAGGATTGGGTGGGCGTTACAATCCCTAACACTGACTTCGGCACTATTTGCAGGGTACGTAGAGACAACGCTGGCTGGGGTCCACATCAAAGGTCTCTATTTAATTAGAAGTACCGGGGATGGTGCAACCTCCAATGGTATGCAATTACCGGCGGGTTTCAGACCTGCCCAGGATGAATATTTTACTGTTACGGGTCGTGTGACTATCAACAACGCAACGGGGTCCTGGTTTCATACTTTCTGCACATTCAAAATCCAACCTGACGGTCACGTCTATTTCGACTATTATGAGCATGACCGCGCCAATGGATTCACAACCAGTACTCCACCTGCAAACTACGTTCTTTCATACTCCGGCCCCGGGAATTACAAAGGACAATAATTACTGCTTCAAAAAAGGCATGTAAAAATTCGCATAAATAGTTAATGAAATCAAAAGAAGCGACCATAGTACTGGACGGTGCTATCGGTCCAGAATTCGACTGCCTGCCCTATGCCCGCCAAGTGGAGGAATATGCCGGCCAAGGTATCGAGGTATTGCACCTCCGCATTGCT